AAACTATCGTTAATATGGCTGTAAGAGCTTTTACCTGTCCTATGACAACAGATTTCAGTAGAAACGCTAAGATAACAAAGTATAGTTATGTACTACCTGAGTTTATGGCTAAGTTGATAACGCCCTGTTAATTAGGCTGTTTTTAAATAAAGAGTAAAAAACCAAATGATTTCAAATGGCAGGTAAAAAAGGACGCTCAGGAGGTGCAAGACCAAATAGTGGTAGACCTTCAAAGGGGGAAGTAATAAATATAAGACAAATCCTTGATGACAATATAGACGTAGACGTAGTAATACAGAAACTACTAGAACGTATTGAGTCAGGAGACCAACGTGCAATAGAACTATTTCTAAAGTATAGAGCAGGACTACCAAAACAAGAGATAGATATACACACCACAGGAGAAGTAGACCACAACATAACTTTAAAAGGTCTAATCTCTTTTGACGAAGATTAAATGATTAAATTAAGCCCTAAATACAAACCCTTATTTCTTAACGACTCTAGATACTTTATAGTAACAGGAGGGCGTGGCTCTAGTAAGTCTTTCAGTATATCTACAATGATACTATTGCTTACTTATGAGCAGGGGCATAATATCCTGTTCACACGTTATACGATGACCTCAGCAAGTACTTCTATTATTCCTGAAATGACAGAGAAGATTGAGATGCTAGGCCTAGGAGACAACTTCTTAGTTAACAAGACAGATATAACAAATAAGGTAACAGGCAACAAGATATACTTTAGAGGGCTTAAGACAGGTAGTGGAAATCAAACCGCAGCCTTGAAGTCACTTAATGGTATTACCACTTGGATATTAGACGAAGCCGAGGAGATGCCTGACCCTTTACTATTCGATAAAATCGATTTATCAGTACGTTCTAAGGACGCACAGAACAGGGTAATAATGGTAATGAACCCCGCAACAAAAGCACATTGGATATATAAGAGATTCTTTGAGTCTAGAGACCTTCAGGGAGGGGAGAATACTACTGTAGAGGACACTACCTATATACATACTTCATATAAAGACAATGAGAAGCACCTAGACGCTACCTTCTTGGCTAACGTCAATAGAATGAAAGAGGAGAGGCCTGAGGAGTATAAGGCTCAGATTCTAGGAGGTTGGCGTTCTGTCGCTGAGGGCGTTATTTTCAGTAATTGGGAGGTCAAGGACTTTAACCCTAACGGAGACTTTTATGGTATAGGGATGGACTTTGGCTTTAGTAATGACCCTACAGGTGCTACCCTTATATCTATTAATAAAAAGACTAAGGAGATATACCTTAAAGAGATTGTATACGCTCAAGGATTAACTACTTCAGATATAGCTGCTAGGTTACTGAAGCAGGGCAAAGAGACGCTTACTATAGGAGACTCAGCCGAGCCTAGATTGTTACACGAACTTAAGCATAATTACGGCCTTAACATAAAGCCTAGTATAAAAGGACAGGGCTCTATAAACTTAGGTATTGCCTTAATGCAGGAATACAAGCTATATATCCACAAAGGCTCTAGAAACCTTATTACAGAGCTTAATAACTATACGTGGAAGGAAGGCAAAGAAATAGCTGTAGATGATTACAATCACTTGTTAGACGGGTGTCGTTATTTCATATCTTATTGCCTAAGTAACCCAAACTCAGGAAAATATTTTATCAGCTAAGTAGCTACACCTCAGCCTGTTACAAATTAATTTACATTTTTTTTAAAAAAAGTTGCCAAAAAGTTTGGTAGATACTTTAAGTTATGCGTATCTTTGTATCAAACAAATCAACTAAAACAAATATTATGACTACAGTTAAAAATATCATTTACAATTTAAGAAACAAAGAAAATCAGGAATTCGATGTTTTTAATAACAAATTAGATATTGAATTTACATTAAGTTTTGAATTTATAGAAGGTAGCATTTATATGATGCACAACTACTCGACTTTAACAGGTATGTTTTTTGATTCTTTAAGTTGCTTAGAAAATCATTTGAAATCTAGCTTTATCTCAGATAAAAATTACGAACTTTACTAACAAATAAATAATAACAAGGGGGCGTAAAAACCCCCATAATATAACCCTATGGACACTAAAACAGAATTACTATTAGACTATCAGGAAATGGCTATATTAGCCCTTAGAGAAGAGCTGAGAAAAGTAACAGCTGAGAGAGATTATTTTTTTAACCAATTAAACAAACTAGAAGATGAAACTATTTAACAGGATACTCGTTAAGCTATCTATAAGGCCATATAAGGTCGTTAAACTAGATACACAACTATTAGTAAAGCATTACAGAAACGGTCGCTTAGAAGCCACTAGAATCAATCAGAAGCGTAAATAATGGAGTGTCTAACCGCTATGGCGTGGGCGTTACAAGGTAACCACCTGCGAGTATATCCTGTCCCTACTAAGAGTATGTATACTCACAAGGTAGGTAAAAAGACAGTTAACCTCAGCTATGTTAAATTAGTCTTAGAGATAGGGAACGCTAGGCACGAAGGAAAAGAAGAGTATAAACAGCATTTGATGCACGAAAAGGTATGTGAGATATACCAACATTATTATAATAAACGAACAATTAAATAAACAACTATGAAAGACTTAAACAGTACACTAACAATAATGGAAACCAAAAAAGACTATTACGTATTGAGCCTTAAAGGAGCCTTCTTAGGAGAGTTCGAACGCTCAGAGCTTAGACATATAATAGAACAGATAGATAACTCTATATAGATGACAGATAAAGACTTAAACAAATGCACTACTATGGAGTTAGAGCATATCCTATTACACTTCACATACTTCCCTAATAAGAAGCTACAGAGGGCAAAAAGGATACTAGACCAAAGATATAGCAAAAGAAAAGTAAAATAATTTAACTTGTAAAGACCTCAGCTTCAGACGTTGAGGTTTCTTTTTAAAAATAATTTGAAAATAATTGCATAAAAGTTTGGTGGTAACTAATAAAAGGTTGTATCTTTGTAGTGTAAATAATAACAAACACAAATATTATGAAAAACTTACTTTCAAACATCGCAATCAAATTAGTAGAGTCTAACTTCTCAAACGAGTCACTACAGGTATGTGGGTCAATCCTTAAGCAATCATTTATGGAGCAGGGTTTTGATAGAGCTACATCAAATGAATTTGCTATAGACGCACTAAAAATAACAATGCAAACATTATCAACTTTAAAATAAAAAACTATGAACGAATTAAAAATAGCGGTAAGAGAGTTAGAATTTAGTATCTCAGCTCTCATAAAACTAAAAAGCGATAGTAATCTTGACACATACTACCTAGCTTATGCTAAAGTGGCTCATTTAAAGATAAAACACGGTAATAACGCCTTAGACGGAAATATACTGCATTGGCTTTACGAATCAATAAGAACCGAGAATTATGAGTAATATATTAAACAGACTAGAAGAGAACAGAGAGAAGGAGCGTTCCTCTAATGACTACGTCAGAGGCTATATGCACGCTTTAAGAGACTTAGAGAACCTTATAGATAGCTCAGAGGACTTAGATGATGAATCGCTCTTACAGGAGCTCTGTGAGGCTATATTCAATAGAGAAATTTTATAAACGTATAAACAGGAGACTAACCTACTCCAATAGGATGCTAACAACTCTGACCTCTGTTAGTATCTTGTAAAGGGCATTGCTTAATTGTGATGCCTTTTTTTATGCCTGCATATCAGATAAAATTAGGGCATCGTTACAAAGATACATATAAATATATATACGCTCCAAACTTTTTTTTTACTTTTTTTCTTATTACCTCATTTTAATAGATACAATGTTTTTAAATAAAGACACAATATGAAGATACAAGTCCCTACACACATAAACGATATAACACTAGAGCAATACCAAAAGTTTGCTTTAATCAACACAGAAGAGCAAGATAAGGAGTTCTTTATGTTTAAAACTATAGAGATATTCTGTGGTGTAGATATATCATTAGTGTCTAAGATGCGATTAAAAGACGCTGAGAGCATTTCTAACGAGGTTTTAGAGGTTTTAAATACAAACATACCCTTTACTAATAAATTTGAGTTAGAAGGCGTTAAATATGGTTTTATTCCTGACCTACAGCAAATATCTTTAGGAGAGTTTATAGACTTAGAGGAGGGCTTAGGAGATAGTAAGAACTTTCACAAGGCTACGGCAGTTATGTTCAGGCCTATTATGAAGGAGGCAGGAGAGCTGTACACTATAGACGGCTATGAGGCTTCTACAGAGATGCATCATATAATGAAGAAAGCACCTTTAGGAATTGTATC